TTGTCGGTGCCTTGCAGTGGGACCGAGTTGAACACGGTCGAGAAGGAGTTGATCGGGAGAAGTGCCTCGCGGAGCGCGATGAGAGCGCTGTCGAGGACGACATTCAGTTTGAGTTCGGAGCTGATGGTAGTTGCCATTTTAGTGGGTGGTGGTGGTTAGGTGAGGTTGTTGGGTTCGGTGATTGGTGAGGTGTCAAACTCCGTGCAGTCTCGAGTGGGCTTCGAGGGCTTTGCGGTTGGCGCGGAAGATTCGGGTTTTGTCGGCTCCGCTGGCGCTTTTCCACTGGTCGTAAATGGATCCAGAGTCTTGCACTTGGTCGACGGCGGGGACGACGCGGGCGGGCGAGAGACCGAGGCTGCGCTCGAGGCGGTCGAGGTCTTCGCTTTTGGTGGCGAGTTCGCCTTTCACGAGTTCGAATTGGACGCGAACGCTGGATAGTTCAGCGCGCATTGCGTCGCGCTCGGCGATCGCTGCATTGAATTTCTCAAGGATGGAGTCAACGGCGGTGGCGCGAGCTTGTGGTTCGGCGGGAGCGGGTTGCTCTGGCTCGGGGGTTGGCTCGACGGAATCGGCAGGGACTGCCACCTCTTCGACGATTTCGGGGGCGGGAGTTTCGACAACTTCGGGAGCGGATTCGCTGACGACGGTGTCGAGGACTTCGGGAGCGGCGGGCTCTTGGGTTTCGGGCTGGGTCATGCCCTGCGCGAACTTGTCAAATCGGGCGCGGAGTTGGGCGGGGGTCGCAGTGGCTGCGGCGGCGACGCCTTCCTCGATGGCATCGGCGAATCCGAGGGCGACGGCTTCGACGGCATCGAGCCATGTTTCTTCGTCCATCATCTGGGCGATACGGTCAGCCTCCATGCCGGTTTTCCGCACATAGGCGTTGCGGAGGGAGTCTTTGAGTTTGTCGAGGAGAGCGGCTTCGCGGCGGAGCTGGTCGCTGTCTCCCATGCTGACGGTCCACGGATTGTGGATCATCATCAGCGCGTTGTCGGCGATGTAGACGGGAGCGCCTGCCATGGCGATGACCGAGGCCATCGAGGCGGCAAGCGCGTCGATGTGAACGGTCAGCCCACCTTTGTGGCGGCGAAGGGCGTTGTAAATGGCCGTTCCCTCAACCACGGACCCACCGGGCGAGTTGATGCGGAGGTGGATGTGCTGGCCTTCGAGCTTGCCGAGGTCGGCGAGGAATTCTTTAGAGCCTGAGCCGAAAGCACCGACCTCATCATAGAGATGGATCGTTGCTTCGCCGTCGGATTTTTCCAATGCATAGAATTTCGGGGTGGGTGTGGTCATGGTTGTGCGGGTGGTTGAGATGGTTCCTCGTCGGCATCCGGCTCGGCGGGTTGTTGGGCGGCGATGCCGTTGCGGAGGGAGTTCGGGAAGACCTGGCTGACATCGAGGCCGAGGGCGTCGCACTTGGCTTTTCGGCGCAGGTAGGTGTCGATCACATCGTCCTCCTCCTCGGTCGCTCGTAGGCCGAGCATGTTGTAGTAGCGGGTCGGGGAGAGGTGACCTTTGTCGAGTTGCTCGCTGTAAGCGCGGGCGTCGCGGCCGCTGTCCACCGTGATCTTGCGCGGGGCGAGCCATTCGTGCCTCCACCAGTCGTCACCGGGGTATTCGAGGCGACCGGCCTGCATTTCATGCCAGAGCCAATATTTGTAAAACGGCCGGCAGAACTGATCGATGACCTGCTGTTGCAGGCGCTCGAGGAAGTTTTGGGTGACTTCCAAAACGGCGCGTTGCTCAGTGCCTGCGAGGCCGACATTGACCATCATGGCCTCGGGCGGGAGGCCGATGGCGAAGGCGACATCCGAGCGGAGGGCGCGCATGACGGCTTCGTAGGTCTGGCCGGGAATGTCGTTTTTGAATGCCTCGAGCTTTTCGCCTGGCTTGAGGCGCGGGAGGAGGATGCCGTTCGGGAGGTCGCTGGTGGTGAGGTCGCCGACTTCGTTGCTGGTCGTCTTCATGCCAGCGCCGAGGCCGATTTTGGCGACTTCGGTGCTCGTGACCATGTAGCCGATCTGAGCGCCGGCCTTATACGCGCCCTTAACAAATCCGTTAATTTCGCTGATGTCGCGGAGGTTGGCGGCGGCGGAGTGAAACCACGAGACGCCACGGGGTTGGCCTTGGCGGCGGATGTGGCGGAAATGCAGGATGTCTTCGGCGGGAACGCGGAGGCCTTCTTCGCTGTTGAGCGTGTAGGCGGTCGGCGCGCCGTAGCGGTCAAGAATGACGCCGTCGTGCGAATCGGTGGCGAAGGATCCGGCACCGCCGATGGACTCGCCGCCGAGGAATCGGACGCGGGCCGCGCCTTCTTTGGTCTGGAGGAATTGCGCGAAGAAGTCGCCGTCGATGGCGACTTGGCGGAGGATGAGACTTTGCGCGGTGTAAAAATTTACCTGTGCGCCGGCGTCGAATGCCCACGCCTCGGCGCAGTTGCGGTCCTCAAAATACTGATCGACCTTTTTGTTCCACTCGGTGTTCGAGGTTTTGGGCTGAACGACGATGCCGGTGCCGATGGCGCGCTGGGCGAGGTGCTCAACGATGTAGGTGGCCTGCGGTGCGTTGTTGTAGAGCCAGCGCGAAACTTTAAGAATTTCAAGTCGGCTGTGCGCGGTGAGTTCGCGTTTCGGGTCGGTCGTCGGGACCCAAATCAAGCCACGGTTTAGAGAGGGCTGGGCGGCTTCGAAGGCGGCGGCTTTGGCGTCGAGCTTGCGGGGGCGGCCTGCTCCGGGGCGATTGCCTCCCCAACTTGATTTTTTGATTTTCGCGGACACGCCGAGGCGGGCGTGTCAAACGGCGGTGCCGTAGCGGGAGCGGTCAGCGATGTTGAAAAGTTGGCGGCCGTTCGGACCTTCGGAGAGGATTTCTTCGAGGGCTTGGAGGAGGAGCCATTTTGGAAACGAGACCTGTCCGCTCGATGCGGTGCCGTCGCCGGAAATGGAGGTTATGACGACTTCCTCGGACGCAGAAAGAAAAGCCGCGTCGGCGAGGGCTTGCAGTTCGGCGGTGTTCTTGGTGCGGCGGAGGTAGGATTTAACGCCGCTGATTTTGTCGAGGTCGGTCACGCCTCGGCGGGCGTGTCAAAGATTCAGCGGTTTAACCACAACCGAGCGCCGTGGCAGGCGGGAGGTAGAGCAACCGAAGGTTGGCCCGAAGGGCGAGACTCGCGGGAGCGAGCGAGTCAAAGGACACAGAGGACACAGAGGGGGAGGAATTCAAAGGCGGGACTCGATATACTTCCCGCGTGACTGGTCGCCGCGCTGGCGGTCGAGCTTGTCCCAGGATTCGGGTTGCATGGAGACGCTGCGCGTGACGGCGGTTCGGCCTTTGGCGTTTTTGCTCTTCGCTCCTTTGGGGCGGCCCGATCCTTTGCGCGGGCCGCCGTGGGTGGTTGGCTTTTTGCTCATGGCCTTGGGTAGTAGCCGGCGGGCGTGTCTACTTGGGTGAGGGTCGGATTCTTTTGCAGGATTTCGGCAGCTTGCGCGGGGGTGATTTCTTTTGAGACGACGGCTCGTGTGCCGATGGTTTTGAATTTGATTTCGGTTTTCATTTTTTCGAGCGGGTGGTGGTTTTGAGGTTGTGGGCGATGAGGAGGCTCTCGGATTTTTCGATGGCGAAGGTCAGTTCCTCAAGCGTGTTTTTCAACTGCTTGCCGAACAGGACGAGGTAAGCCAGTGCGTTGTAGAGTTGTTTGTCTGAGGCTTTCATTTTTTCGTGTTGGTTGGTGGCGCGGGGATCGAACCCGCGCCGGGTGGGGTTAGGCGGCGAAGTGGGCAGGGCTAAAGGTGGCGTTTGAGCCGCCATGCTTGGCGTCGCGGGCAATCTTTAGTGATCCACGAACATTGTCCTCATGGCGCAGCCACGCGGTATGGCTTGGTTCATACTGGTCAAATGTGTAGCAGTTGCCTTTTGTAATTACTCCGCCGGGATTCCCGTTAAAGTCGTAGGCGAAGAGGTTAGTGATGCGTTCTGATTGGTTCATTTTTTCGTTTTGGTTTTTGGTTTTTGTCTCCGGCGTTGCGCCTTCGATCTGACATGACAATCTCACCAACTTGATTTCTCGTCAACAACTTTTTTTCAAGAAAATGAAATATTTTTGAAGGCTTGCGGAGCCGCTTAAAACCTAGCGCAGCGGGTGGGTCAAAGAATCAGAAGTTTAACCACTGGGATTTTTTCATTTGAATTCGATGGCTCCGGCTTTGCGCAGTTGTTGAGCGCAGGCGTAGTTGAGTCGCACGGAGTCGGCGAAGTGGTCACCTGCCACCGATCGCCATTCTTTCCGGCCTTTTTTGCTGACGATGATTTTTTGACCCATGAAGGCGGACAGGAATTCTTCGCCTGCGTCTTTCGGGAAAAATAGAAATGGGGATTTCCGCTTGGCGATTCGGTCGATGAAAAGCGAGACCTTCGACGCGAATTCGTTGACCGTGTAGAGCGGCATGGTGGGGTATTCCTTCAGCACGCTCTCGGAGATGCTGCCGAAGTTTGCGCCTGATCCTTTGGCCGGGAAAAAGAAATTCGCCGAGAGATAGCAAGCGCGGTAGACGGCGTTGGCGTTGAAGCCTGAGTCGAGCAGGCCGCCGATGGGCGTGACCTCCCTGCCGTCTGGCGTCTTGTATTTCTGCGACTGCGCGACCTCGAGCATGTCGTCGATGCCGGTGACGGTGCCGTAGTCGATGACATAGGCGTCGCCATTTTCTGCAAAGGCCATCGTGGTCCAGTGCGATGTGTCTTGGCCAACATCCGCCGAGAGCGTGATAGCCACCGGCTCGATGGGGCAGGCTCCGCGAAGGTAGTCTTTGCGACAGGCGAGCACCTCGGCGCTGGTGGCTCCGGTGCCTTGCACGGTCCAGCGGCGGGCGTTGCGCTTTTGCACGAATTGTTTCATCGCTTCGGTGTCTCCGGCCTTACGGTCGAGATCGGCCTTCACCCACTCGACAGCGAGCGATCCCCACGGAATCCACCAGACGGCGGCGGCATCGTAGTGAAAGGCGATCCGCCCTGGCGCGCCGTGCGACTTCACGATGTAGCGCGAGCCGGATGACAAGGCGCGGCGGATGCGGGGATCGTCCATGAATTCGTGCGAGCATGTGGGGCAGACGAGCCGGGCGCTCTTGGCTACGCGGTCCCAGAGCATGGCGCCATTGGCGTCGGTCTCGCGGTCGAAGGCTATGTTTTTGAAATCCCACGGGTGAACTTCGCCGCATAAGCACTGCCAGGAGAATTCGCGCTTTTCGCACAGGTCTTCTGCGTCATGGAAATCGTCGCCCTCCTCGCCTCCTTGCGAGACTAGGATGCGGCGGGCATTCCATCGGTCGTGAGTTCGGCGGCGGAATTCCTCGAGCATCCCGCGCTTCCAACGCCACACCTCATCGGCTATCGCCCAGCGGATAGATTTCTCCTGTAGGCTCGTGAGGTTTGCGCCTCCGATGAAGAGCGGCATGTGGGGGAAGAGGATTTCGGTTTTGCGCTTCTGGTGCCGGTCTTTTGGGAAGAGCTTGGCGACCGAGGGTATCGCTTCGAGCATCGGCCCGAGGCGCGACTCGGCCCACTGCTTCGCTGTTTTGTCCGTCTGCCCGGTCACCAATGTCGGGCCGGGGTTCTCTGAAATGATCCATGCCAGCAGAGACTCGAAAAGCGTGGTTTTCCCGCTTCCGACAGGTGCGCAAATTAGGATCTCGTCGTTTGTGTCTTTGGCGATCTCTTCGATGGGTTCGTTCATCCATTGCGCTGTCGTGGAATCAAATTGCGTATTTCGCGCCGAGTGCGGAACGACGACATGCCGAGACATCCATTGCACCGGACTGAGCCGCTCGCCGGGGTTCACCCCGAGCTTGAAGAATTCTGCGATCATTCGTCGGAAAGCGTTTTGAGAATCCGGTTTATTTCATCTTCGAGGATCGGCACCATCTGAGCCGCCGATAGCCCTTCGAGTCGCCCAGGCAATGCGCCCACCCATGAGAAGAGTTGAGCCTTCACGGCCATTCCGAGGCCGATCATTTCTTCCTCGACCTTCTCTTTTGCGATGTGCTTCCCCTTGGTGACCTCCAGCAGATACTCGATCCGGTCGCCCTCGAGCTTCAGCTTCCTGAGCCTCGCGGCCTTCATGTCCTCCACGGGCAGGCCGGTGGTCTCGGACTCGGCGGCAAGGTTGCGCGCCTGCCGTTTCGTGACAGCAAGCTCATCGGCAATGCGATCCGTTACAGGATTTCGCGGGCGGCCCTTGCCTCTCTTTGGGGTCTTCTTTGGTTTCATTATAGGGAAATGGGAATTTTATTGCTCACATAAAACTAACGAGCGACTGGCAAACTGCGATGGTCGAATGGTTTCGGTAGGGTTCCCATGCCGCCCCCCTCATGTTGTCTCGGCCAGCTTGGCTTCGATGCGTTCGATCCATTTGTCGTCTTGCTTTGGTTTCTTTTTCTTCTTCAATGGTTTGCGCTTTGGTTTGGATAGCCATGGGAATTTCGTTTCGTGCGCCTGTTCAAGGGTTACGAACCGATGCCCGTTCAGACATAGTCTGCGCCTGTATCCGTCACGGCTAGCGATGACTCGGGTGTCAGTGCCACAGGTCGGGCAGGTCATAGGACTTTGAGCTTTTGGAATGCTTGGAGAGCGGGAACGATTTTCTCCGAGAGTGTGGCAGGTGTTGCCGATTCCCATTGAGCCAACCCATAGGCCGCTGCGTCATAGAGTTGTTCAGCAACCTCCCGCGCCTCATCCCGCTCGCGCTCCATGCGTCGGCACAATTCAGCGGGAACCGTTGCGCACGAATAGAATCCAATGTGTGCGGAAACTTTGGCGTCCGTCTCGGGCGTGTCACTCATGCCAGCAGTCCCCTGATCCGTGCGGCTGTCGCCTCCATAGGGGTGAGTAGCTCGAGGGCGCGCTCGAGCCGTGCCTTGTCCCACTTGCCGATGTCATCGCTCATCTTCCTCTCCCAGAGTTGGAACTTCTGACTCAGCCCCTCGATCGTCACGATGGCTGTTGTTTTGTCCGTAGGATTCAGCGTGGGCTTTTCTGGTGGCAATGACAGCCCGAGGTCCAGCTCGAGTTGGAGTTCCGTGTCCGCCATAAACTCCGCGCCCCATCGCTTGGTCGCATAGTCTCGGGATTGGGCCAGCCACTTGGATGCGGCGTGCTTGCAGGTCAATATGTCCTTATGTATCGCCATCCACTCCTCGCGGGTGGCGTCTGGGTTGATGGTCACGCCGCTGAGGGTGTATGTCTTTTGGTCGATGAGTTGTGTCATGGTGTTGTGGTTTTGAGTGATGCTCTGTATCTGGCAATGGCTGCCGACTTGGCAGCCGTGTGTGGATCCGTGGCTTTCGCCCGGAAGGTTTCTCTGGAGGAATTCTTCTTGCGGAACTTCGTGCAGTCGAATGTGTCGCGCTTGCCGCTGAGGACATCTCGCACACCGACGGTGTAATGGCTCACGAGCGCCCTGGTGACGCCCAACTCCCGCGCTACCTGCGCCTGGGACATCTTGCCGTTGAGCTGATCGAGGCCGGCCGCAAAGGCGATGGCGTTGGCCATGACCGGCAGGTTGTTCGTCTCGAGCAATAGCCCGACGACTTTGCCGAGGGTCAAAGCCTGCTGGCGCACCTCGGCGGCTTGGAGCATCGCCATGACCTTGCGAGCCACGGCCGGCGTCGTGCCGAGTTCATCGGCGAGCGTGTCCTCGGGGCTGTCGATATCGTAGTCTGGCAGGTAGGCAGGCTCCCCCCCCCTTGTTGTGAAGGTGTTATTCATGAGAGTGTCCGAAGTTAAATCCCGAGCGTTGGCGTGCGGCCTCGATTTTCCGGCGTTCGGGCGTCTTGCTCCAAAATCGATCGCAGGCGGCGGACATCTCCTCGAGCATGTTGGCGAGCCAGGCTTCGCGGAACTCCCGATAGCCGGCCACCTGCTGGATAATCTTGCCGCGCCCTCCGAATTTGGGCTTCTTGCGTTTGCTCATGGCTTGGCCGTCCTCCGGTTAAACTCGGCAATCAAAAGCGCGTCCGCGGTGGCGTGCGTTACCTTGAGGCTTGGGAAAAGCTCCTGCGCCCGGCGCTTCGACACATTCTTGTCGCCCTTGGTCAAACACCCCATGGCCTTCTGCCACGCTTGAGGCCGCACACGCTCGTAGGGGACGCGTAGAGCGGTCAGAACCGCCTGCAAACGTCCATACCCCTCGCCAAAGGTGAAAGCCGATTTAACGCCCATCTGCGGACTACTGTGGACTAACTCCAGCACCGCCCGAGGCTCCGCCAGCGAAATGGCATCGCTGAGGAGGTCGATGAGGTCGCGGTCGGTCTCGGGCATCTTGTGCGCCCATGCGTCGCCGAGGGTTGGGATGAATGCGATACCGCCGGACAGGCCGGGGTCTATGCCGATGTATAGTTTCATGAGTCTTGTTGTTGGGTTGGTAAAAGTTAAACGCCGCACATGCCTTCGCATTCGTTGCCGAATGATTGCTCGTCGAGCCAGAGGGACAACTGCCCGCGCTCTATGTCGGTGGAGAGATCGACCTGATCCAGCGGGACAAGGCTGGGGTGAAGGAAAGGAACGCCGCGCATTTTTTCCGTCTTTGCCTTGACCGCTTGCAGGTCTTTTTCAAAGCGGATGGCTCGCGCAAATTCTTCTGGCTCTTCGTCGCGGAGTCGTCGCCACTCGTTGTCGGAGTGAAACGGGCAGTAAACGCAGGCCGAGCGTGGTGGCTTCGGGTAGCCATGTGACTCCATCCATTTGAGGCAGTCCCGGCGACCCATGCGAAGTTCCACAAGCGGCCAGCGATGTTGAGACCATGCCACCCGACTCGGCTTGATGCGTTGGATTTCGTCCCATGAAATCCCGATCCATTGGGTGACGGTGATTTCCTTTTGCCCACGCTTGACCTCGCCAAGTCGGCGAGCGGCTCGCTCAAGCTGCTCCACTTTGTAGGAATAGGTGCATTGCCTTCCCATGATCCCTCGGGAGCCGTCTGCGTTTTCGATAAATGCAGGGATCAGGCTTTTGCTCCAGCATCCTGTGCCGTCTTTGCGTTGTTTGATGAGTAACGACTCATCCGTCATGTCGCCACGGGTCACGCGATGCACCGGGAATGGTAGCTGGCCCTCCAGCCAATCGAGCCACTTGTAAACGCTGGCGGGTTCGGCCTGGGTGTCGGCAAAGATTGCGGCGTCCGGCATCGGCGTGACTTCGCTATGTGCGGCCATGAGAGCCAAGGTGCTGCTCTGCACTCCGGCCCCGAGAGACAGGAAGGTAAATTCCGTCACTGGCGGTGGTTCAAATGGGTTCATGATTTTGTATTGGTTTGATTGTCAGAGATTCGTTCGGAAAATGTCGCCGTGGCGCCGTTCATTCGGACCGGCACGGCCCCACCTCGCTCGCCGTCGCGGTTTTTGATGATGGTCAGGAACTGCTCCTCCGGCTGGCCTCCCACGAACCACACATGGTCGGAGTGGTGCCCGATGGCGCGGGACTCGCGGAGTTTCGGCGGGTTGTCGTCGTTGAGTTGGGAAGCCGTCGCCACCGCGACATTGAGATGAAGGGCCAGCGACTTGAGCCGCTTGGACACCTCCGAGACATGTTGCTCGCGGGTCTCGTTGGATCCGAGCGCCCGGAGGTGAATGAGTTGGATGTAATCGACGATGATCAGGTCCGCCTTGTCCTTCGCCACCAACTCCCGAGCCGCCCCATCGATCGCCTCCCACTCGGTCAAGTTGCTCTCGACTTCGAGCGGGTAGTGCGCCAGTTCCTGAGCGTAGGCCGTGAATTTGTTCGACATCCCCTGCGACTTCTCCCCTTCCCTGTTGCTCATGCGAAGGATCCCGACCGGAAACCCACACATGGCCGAAAGCATTCGCCCCACGACCTGAGTCGCCGGCATCTCGAGCGAGAAGACCGCCACGCGCTTCCCAGCCCTCAACGCATGAAGCGCCATTTGCAGGAGCATGATCGATTTGCCGCCCGATGTCGGCGCCGCCACGGTCAGGAGTTCCCCGCGCTTCAGGTGCGCCACGCGGTCGAGCGATCCGATCCCCGAGCCGAAGGTCTCCACCGGCTCGGTCTTCTCCAGGTCGGCGATCAACCCGTCGATGAGTTGCTTCATGCCCACGCGGGGCGTTTCCTGCATGGCCGCCGCGCCGTTGAGCGCCTCCGCCACGGCAGCGATGTCGCCCTCCTGCCGGAGAAACCCCTCTTCCGCCTTGCGGATTGCGGCCAGCGCCGTGCGGTAACGCCTCGCATCCATCAACGCCCCGCGATGCCATGCCGCCGTCCCCGAGTCGCCCGTGGGCATGACATCGTGCAGGTCATTGAGTTCGTGAACACCGCCCGCCGCGTCGAGCTGACCCGTGGCTTCGAGTTGCGCCAGGATCGCCATAAAATCCGTCTTCACTCCGTCCTCGTGCAGCTTGCGGATCGTGCCGAGGATGATTTTGTGCTTCTCGTAAAAAAACAAGTCCTCCGGCCAGCTCATGGCGTCTAGGTTGGCAAAGTTCTGCATCAGGCACGAAATCGCCGCCCGTTCTGCCGGTTCGTTGAGAGGGATCGCCGCTTTCGGCATGGGGACAATCTTTTCCATGATTGCGTTCATAGGGACATGGGGGCTGGCGTGCTGCCGTAGGCAGACGCCTTATTTATCTTCTCTTCTCTGGTAACGCTTTTGTAACGCTGTGAGCGTTT